GCGGTTGTTTCTTCCACTGTGATCTCCTGTGGTTGTTCCTCGGCGGCTATTTCCGCTTCGGTGGTTTCTGGGGTTTCCTCTGTAGCTGCTACATCAGAAATTTGAGCATCCTTAAATGCTGGATTTGTTACATGAGCAACAGCTTCTAGATTGGCGGATGAAATAACCATCACACCTTTTTCCACTGTGTATTCATTCACTTTGGCTTCAATGCTAAAGGCTGGACGTAATCCCTCTGATGCTTCTACGAGAGCATCATTGCCAGCACCCGTTGGCGCGATCTTAAAGGCCATTGAGATGCCAGCCGGGCTGACTTCCTCTGACCCTGCAATGCCACGACCTAATGGGCGTGTGCGGTCATGTTCCATGTTCAAAACAATTTGGCTTGGATCAATGTCACCGAAAGCACCAAACTCAAAACGTACAGGGCCAGCGGATGTATTTCCGACTTTAGAAAACGGGACTACCAAACCTTTGATAGTTCTCGTTTCAACATTTGCGGCCAATACTTGACCCTCGAAACTAAGTTGCATTTGCTTCATTTCCTCTCGGTGCTAAATCCATTTCCTCACGGGCTTCATCAACATTGATGAGTCCAGCTGCAAGCATCTTTTCTAATACTTCAATTTGTTCTAGTGGATTGCCGCGTAAGTAATCATCTAGATCAAAGCGAATTACCTGTCCACGCGGTGTGCAGTCCGGCATACTTAAGCGTTCGGATATAGCGTGTAAAAACGGCTTAAGCGAAAAATCAACCAAACTGCGTCTTTCCTGCGAAACATTTGAGTAAGTGGCGCTGGCTGATTCGGCGTTGATGTACCACGCAGGGATGTTGCACATACGAGCAATTTCAGCTGCAGTGTTTAGGCGTGATTCGGTAAGTTGCATCTGCCCGGCATCGTAGCCAAAAGTAGTTACATCCAGTGGCCCTGACAAGTAAGCGGTTGAGCGAGTGGCCCGGGCTTGTTTCCATTGCGCCAATAGGCTTGAAACTTGTTCTGGCGGTAAGTCCACGCCAGAATTTTTAATAACCATAGTTGGATTTGGCTCACTGGCCATTCTTTGGACGGCTTCCTCTAACTTCAAAGCTGTAGAGATAGTTCGACCACCACGATTAAGAATTCCCTCGTCAATACCGCTAAACATAATTAGTGAGCCAACACCTGTAGTAGGTAGTAAGCCGCCCTCGATGTAGAAACCGTTAACAATCTCTTGGGTGTTTAGATCCGTTGTAAAAGTAACGCGGGTTGGATCAATACGGCGAGCCTCTGTCGGACGGCCATCCTCGGCGCTAACTGTAAGCACTTGCCAGAATGAGCGACCATGAAATAGTAAGTCCTCTACTGTCCAAGCCATTGTAACTGCCATTGGCAATGCTGGATCAGGTTGCTTTAGTAGACTACGGCCTTGAATCTTTGCGCCAGTGATTTCGTTATAAGAGTTCAAACCAAGTGTGGCAATAGTGCCAGCAATAATGTTACGAGCGCGGGCCACAGCTGGTACTTGCATCGCGCTTGAACGATCAACGCGGAAAGTGTTAAAAGGCGTGAAGTAAGCATCCTGATAGAAAGGGATTGCTATGCCGGCACGAGCTTGAATGTCTGTTTTCTGTTCTGGAGTACCCAATAAGAAATCAATAAAACCCATACTGCATTATCTCATAAATGTGTGACATTCAAGCATCTAGTGCGCGTGTCGGGAAGTGTGTGGGTTAGTGATAGGAGTGACTAACCCACACACAAGGTACTGCCAAGTAGACCTTAAGCACTAATGATAGTCACAGTCTGTTGTGGCGCACAAGCATGACCCGCTGCCATTACTAAAGCGACTGCAGCTGTGATTGGGACTTGCGCTGCTCTACGAGCAATACGCCATCCACCATCTGATGCTGGCCGTCTTGCACATGAAACTAAGTGACTGTGTAATGTCGGTTGTCCGGGATGAATGAATTTACCCGACTGCATTGCATTAAGTGTTTGATCGCAACTAATAGCAAAGCCAGCAGATGCCCAAGGTGTTGGTTCGGTTGCTATGCCAGCCTGTGCAAGTCTGGGCGCAATGTAGCCTGCAGTGTTTGGATCATAGGCAAACTTTCTAGGCCTGTACCTGCGAGCAAGGGTAGCCAGTTCGCCTGTAAGTTCAAGATCATTTATTCCGCCATCACGTTGCCATTCATGCAGGAATACAGCCATGCCCTCTGGGCGCTCTTGAATAGTTACTAGGCAGGCAATCTCTCTATTGAAATTAAGGTCAATAGCCATCCATGTAGGTAGTTCATCCTCTAGCCCTATTTCCGTTTCGCCTGCATTCCACATATCCATTGGCCAAGGTGAATCAATGGCATCTACCCACATACAAAGTGTTTCAGTTTTGAAAGCGTCTTTTGTATCAAAGATTGACGCATCCTTAATGTTTTCTTTTGTAATTGTGTGGCCCATTGCAGGATTAGCCATTGCCCAAGCCTTTTCATCGTTTACATCTGACCCGGCAGGGGCGCTATATTCGTAGTAACCCATTCGGCTAGATTCAAAGGTCAAGGCTCTACGCCTTTGTTCATTTAGGACATTGCTATTGAGATCACCAGCATTGGATGTCCAAAACACTTGAGCATTTGGCCTTGCCCGGGTGATCGGTGTTACAGCTGCCCAAGTGGCTTCGTCAATTTCTCGGAGTTCATCTACATAAAGCAAGTCAGCGGTTGAGCCACGCGGGCCCTCGCTGGTTGCAGCTCTAATTGCATACTTTCTAAGTCTTTCGCATTTAGTGCTACATGACTTGGGGTAGTGGTGGCAGTAAACCTCTATCTCCTCTTGGCCGTTAGTCCGGGACACACGCTTGATCCGCTTACGCATCCAGTCAAGGCTTTCGGCCATGTCTACGGTTTGCTTGAAAGTATCTAGTGATAGTTGCCTTGTCTGTGACATGGCAATGATGCTTTTCTCTCCAAAGATAAATAGGCCAGCCAGCATCCTCATCCGCATCATGTGCGTTTTTCCATTTTGCCTAGCTACCAAAACACCCACTTGGGATCTTGCCCATGTGCCATCTGGATTTACCTTTAGGGCATCATCTAAAACGTGTGATTGCCAAGGCAGTAATGGAACACCTAACTCATCCGCTAGCTGGCTTACTAGCGGGCCTGCGGTTGGCAGTTTTAGTGGCGGGCTTTGGATTCTTGGTTTTGACAAGCCGTAGGAAATCTCCGACATAGGCTGTTCCATCATTTTCCTCTTGTTTACTGGCAGTACGAGTTTCTACGGTTAAGTGGAGTTGTTGCAACACTGTTAGAAACTTACCAGATAGGGCCGTTATGTCTTTAAGATCAGCGCCCATGTCAAAAGCCGTATCTAACGCTGTGGCCATGCGCCGGGCGAGATGGACGGCAGCTGCATCAGTTTTGGCAATCCAATTTGATGCTGCCAAAGCCGATTCCAAGTATAGGTAGATAGTCATTGGTTTGACCTCTGCCACTATCGGTTTCTTTGGGGTCATGACTTAGGCCTTTCGGTTGTTGGTGGGTCAAATCTGGTCATTAGGGGAGAGATTCCTGCAAGGGAGTCTGTGGGTGGCACCGCTGTAGAATAAACGGCCCTATGGCTCTGTGAGCCGCTAGGACGCACTGTATTGAACGCAACTGTCTTGGCCATGTGACAGGGCTTGCACAATGGTTGCAGGTTGTCAATGGTGTTAGTCCCACCTCTTGCCACTTCAATGATGTGGTCTACCTCGGTAGCCCGGTCACCACAGAACATGCACGTCTTACCCCATACCTGAAAGCATGCCTTACGCAGGTTGCGCCACTGTGTATCTGTGCCTCTGGCATGTGCCTTACTCATAGGCCATCATTATTATCTCTTGATAGTTATCTAGCTCTTTAGCGCCCTTGCGTATGTTGCATTGCCAACAACAATTACGCACGTTAGTCCATGTGTGTGTGCCACCTTTAGATACTGGTATTACATGATCTATTGTTGCTAATCTTTTGTTACGTTTTTTACTTTTGTTTACTAACACAGTCATTCTTTTGCAGATGTAACAACGCCTACCATCTCTAATGTGTAGTTGTTTTCTTGTTATCTTGTCCCCTGCTTTTCTATTAGGTATACGTTTTTCATGTTCCCTTTGATTAGCACGAGCAATTTGTTTCAAATAGGCGCAAGTTTTGCATCTAATGTGCTTAGAATTTCTGCGCACGATCAAAGTTTCACAATCTAAACAAACAATTATCTCAATTAAAGAAACTATTTTTGGTTTCCATTTACTGCCCCTAGGCCTTTCTAACCCATAACGATTATCAAGATAACAATCATGGCTGCAATAGGGCTTACCATCTCTTTTTGCCATTGCTTGAAACATAGCGCCACACCCGGTACACACGAATTCTTTAGGTTTACCTTTAGCCATTAAACGACCAATACATCTATAGGCCCTACACATGATGGGCTGTATTTGATAGCAGCACCTACAGCTTCTTTGATGCGCCACATTGGATCATCAGTATGTCGTGTTGTATGTAATGATCCCATTGCGAATGGAAACCCTGACCCGGTAGCAATCATGTTGTATTCACCCACTG